AGTATTGCGTTGCCTCCTCATTTTTACATGTAAAAATCCGTATTGACGCTTGACATGAAACCAGTCTTTCGACTGAGGCTTGTCGGCTTGTTGCCTTTTGCGAAGAATGATGAAGTTATTGGCTTCCTCATAACTAGCTTAATACCCTTGCCCTGATATACTTTCGTATAACTTGACAATTGTAAAAGATAGTTGTCTTTGTCTCAGTTTCTTACGCTCCTGATAAGGGAGCATAGGATCTGGGATAAAGTCGACATCCTCAAACAGTTTATTAAGTCCTTCTGGGTTCAGGATTCCTGTAACCAGTGTGGACTGAATTTCTGTTAAAGAATCAGATATATCTTGAGTGATATATTCAAAATTCTTTGGAGGATCACAAGCACGGTCTTTCCATGGGCCGCCCCCAGGTTGAATGTAGGCAAATAATTTGCCCATATTCTCTCTGGACTTGTTAGTCAGCATTGCTAAAAGTATTCTTGAATACTTAAACAGTGCTAGGTCGGTGTCAACCGACCTCCAAGGCGAGGTTGTCTTATACCCCAAGTAATTGGGCTTAATGACCCCCGTTATTGGATTACTACCAAGTAACCAAGCTAAGCGACGCTTACGTCCTTTTAGGAAGTAAGAATCGATTAACATGGAAGGGTATCCGGTACCCATAGATCCATACCGATCAATAAAGTTCCTTATACATGAGTTTATCATGTATGGTTTCTTTAAATCACGGATGAATCCAGGGGTTAAAGGGGTTAAGCATCTACCGTTAAGGTAGACCTGTTTAGCCACTTCAGCTCCAGAAAATTCCGAAAACTGAGGTGACAGAACAGTCTTACTTAAATTGATATCGACACCAAGTGCCGTTATCACTTTAATATAAGATTCTGCCGTTCTCCTTTCAGTTATGATGACATCATCTCCTATAAGGCGATAAATCTCCTTACAGTTTTGAACACCAGCAAGGTTTGCTGAGTATTCAACGACAAGATGATGGGCTAGAGAACAAAGCGGCCAACTCGAATAGGCGCCCATAGGCTGCCCAGCCGAGTACCGGACATCTTCTCCACTCCACTGAAGCTTAAACGTTCTATCCGCAAGGATAGTCCATAAAGCCTCAGTGAGTTCGTCGTCCTTTAATAAATGAGAAAGTAAAACCTTCTGTATTATTGCAGGAAAACGATCTGTGAAA